TTATGAAGAGAGCCAAACTAGCGGTCGAGCAATCAAGACTGGTGCCAGTAGGCATGCGTGGACTTGTTGCTTCAAAATTAGCTTTCCTTTCGTTGGTTTACGGAAATGAAATGGAAGCTGATATGTACAGGACTATAGTTCCTGGCAGTGTACGCATCAACACCATAATGCGTGACGCATTTTCTGATTCTGATAGATATTGGTTTCTAAGAAGATGTGCATACGCAATTGGGGTTGTTGCTATGGCTGAATCATATCGTAGGGGTGTCCGCACTACCTACGTAGCAAGTTCAGTCATACCACTGTTAGGCAAAGTCATGTCTGGTCTCAAATTAACACTTGCAAGGCCTCATTGGCTCATTGCTTCGGCAATGGGTTTATTTGGTCTCAAGTCGTATTTCGATGCCCCATCAGGCAATATTATGGCAGTTAGAAGCGATATAGGTGAACTTCTAGCAGTATTCGGAGAAGAATTGCTTAAACGAATACATCCTAGCATGCCCTTCATCATTAGCATGATTGAAGGTTATGGTAACAAGCGTAACTATCTCTTAACAGCAGTTATGCATGTTTTAACTAGTCAGATGCCATTAAGTATTGGTGTGGGTACTCATTATGTGTTTAATAGTCTTAGTAAATTGGATAGTAATTTTCCTTCACCCAAGAAAATTAAGTACTATGATACATGTGTTGACGAATATACGCTCAGGAAAAATGAGCCTGTTCATTGTGAGAACAAGCTTTTAATGCCAGATGGCCACCCTACATGTGGAAAACTCCCTTGCAAGGAACCTCGTGAATCAATTCACTTTGTTGCTTTTGGAGTTGAAGGTGTAAAGGTGGAGGTTTCTAGGTCATGCTTGTGTAATGAACGTGCTGCTATAATGAGTAGGGTCACGTGTGTTCACAATCCTGACTTGCCAATCTGGGATGTGTGGTGGTCTCAGTCTTCAAGGATGGAACAAGTAATTGAACCTGAAATGAAGGATTGGCTACAACACTTGCCAACTCGTGCCAGAGGCCAAGTTGAGAATGCTAATGTCAGTGTGCCGACACGGAATGACTTAGTAATCAAGGCTTTCGTCAAACGCGAAAAACGAGTTAGTGAGGTTTGTGGCATCCCCACAAAACTTTCATTCGTTCCTCGTCTTATTCAGGGGAGGTCTGTAAATGTTAAGGTTGCAACAGGACCATTCACTTGGGCCTATGGCAAAGCACTTGCCAGAGTTTACAACCTTGATGGCCATTACTTATACACTGGTGGTCGTTCTGCAGAGGAAATCGGTAGTTTCTATGACAGAATTGAACATCAGTATAGGGGTCTTGGCTACGAATGGAAGGCAATAGATTGCAAACGGTGGGATCGAACTGTAGGACCCCGACCAATGTATTTACTTAAGAGAGAGTATGCAAAGGTTGGAGCTGGCAGGGACGTCTTGTTGACTTTTGCTAACAGACACTCCAAACGCTACGGAGTTACCCAAGGTGGTATTAGGTTTGTGCGTACTTCTCAAGTCTCATCAGGTGATGGTGATACTTCAGCAGGTAATTCACGAATCCACCTTGTGCTGCTAGAAGCATGTCAATGTGTAAAAGCAGCAATGGTATCTGGTGATGATGCCTTGGTTTTTACCAAGAACATATCGGGCGTTGAAGACTGTTACAGAAGTGGTGGATTCACTCCAGTGCTTAACACTAGAGAAATTGATTTTTGCAGTGGTCTATTTTATCCTACCAATAATGGGACCGTGCTTGGTCCTAAGATTGGTAGAGTATTGGGTAAGACTTTCCATAGTATGTATAAATCACCTAACGGTGATTACATGCCATGGTTACGCGGTGTATGTTTGAGCATGAAAATGTCTTGCACATTCGTCCCAATACTCAGGGTGCTGATACCCCGTTTGCTTGAACTAGCTGGTTCAGGCAAGGTATATCGGGAGCACAGTCACCAATATAAATCAATGGCCATTACGAGCCATGAGGTTTGCGAGGAAACTTGGTCTTTCATGATTGAAAGGTATGACTTAGATGAGACAGACATCTTAGCCATTGAATCCGAGTTGCAAACTGCCCAATTAGGCTGGACTTATAATCCCGCACTGATAGGTATTATAGAACGTGACTTATAACTAACTACGCTTGCGTGGTTTTCTTTATGTTAGCATTGTAACATGGTTCTTCAACCTATAAACATCTGGTGTTATTTTGACATGTAGAGTGGTCGAAAGATTTGTTATAACCGTGGTGGTACCTCCCACCAAAACCCTAACTCAGTTCTGTTGTGACGATGAACTGAAAGAATTTACAACTCTTGGGTAGTTAGTATGCGATAGGCTAGTTAAACATATATCGCAATTCACACATACCTTAATTGGT